TTCACACAGACCCCCCCTCTGGGGGGGGCACTGGCTATCGAACATATGTATCTATACGTAAAACAAATGTTTGACACATATACACGATACTATATCTAGTATTTTATGCTCAGCTCATACAATATATTGATTTACGCTAAATTTATTCTTGCATTGTCTGACATTTTATTGAATTGTTTAAAAATCAAATACATCCGCTTCATCATCTTGTGTTCCAGTGCTTGGTAGTTCATTTGCTCCGATGTCTTGCGCTATCTGTTCAACCGTCTTTCTTGCTCCTGTGATCTGCTCTTGCTCTACTGCTTTCGTTTCTGCCATGCCGTAAGCAGCTTTGGCAATGAATATCTTATTTGCATCCGTTCCCTTGCTATTCCCCAGATTATTCACTAAAAAGCCTTTGCAAATGTTCATCCATTTTTTGACCGTGCAAGAGTGTTCAGCGGTCCGATAACTGCCATTGCTCCAAGTAGTAAAGGTATTTCTATCAATATTCACTAGGAAACTAAATGCTTCTAGTGTAGGATTAACACCATACTTACTGCATAATCTTACATACACATTGAATATACAATCTAATGCTTTTATATCTGCATTATCTGGCTTTTCTATATGGTCGCAAATATAAAACAACATATCAACAAAGTTATCTTTTACTATCTGCTTACTGTCTGTATCTACATGATCTATTTCTAATTCATTGCGTATATACTCATCAGCATAGTAATTAATATTATGCTTATATACTTCTATACCATCTGCTGTTGTTATTGTATTATCTTTCATCCTGATCACCTCCAGCCAATTGATAAAATAAAAAAGACCGCGCCCGTTGCAGTTTCGCAATTCTGCTTTACGGGTCACGGTCACTAAGGACTACCAAGAAAGTATATATTAAAGGTTGGCTATATACTGCCTATTTACTTGTCTAATTAATATTCTAGTGTAATTTATTGTGATTGTCAATAATCATTTGCACATCTTTTTTGTGCACATTCTTGTGCATTCCGTCAGGAAAATGCACGTATATATTATATATATTCTTTTTCTTATTCTCTTTCTTATTCTATTGCGTTACGTAACGTTATTGTAACGTTACACTGATTTTACTTGAATTCAGGCACAGAAAAAGACAGCCGTTTGACTGCCTTAATTCTAATTTTTTTTAGCTCTGGAATTTATGCCACATTTGCATAATCGCAAATAAAAATCTTACTTGCTACGGTTTGCACGTGTTCAATGATTTCCTCCAATCGCTCAGCTACTGAAGCAGTATAGAATACCTCTCCGCACTTTTCACACTTATAGCACGGCACATTTTCGATAATAACATAGCACGCCCCTAGATCGGCAAAATACGCGCTTTTATCTTTCTTCATTTCGCTTTCTTTGCAGCTAACACATTTCATGATCAACGCCCCTTTCTAGTCTTCAAATCACTTTCGAATTTGTCTAAGTTTGGAAAATAAGCCGTAATAATCCGGCTTGCTGTTCCTTCGTCACTTGCCACCACATGAAGTATTTTCCCATTTACGCATGCACCAAATATCAAACAGCTAGGGAACGGGAAATCATCCGGATACTGTTCTATTATTTCTCCTGACATTATACATGATTCAATATCTTTTATTTTTATTCCTCTTTGTCGAATTCGTTCGAGTGCATGATTCGAAAATAATAGCATATCATTTTTGCAATATTCTTGAATATTTTTAATATCTATCACGTTATTATATCTTGTCTCCTCTCTGGAAATCTGCTATAATTAATTTACTTGAGAGCGGTGGCAAGTTCCGCCATCTCTTGTGTGTCTGAGCTGTTGTTATACTGCTCTTTTTTAATCTTCCAGAGTGCTCTGGAGGTTTTCCAGTATCTTCTGGATCCTTGCGTTTTTCTTTTCGGTGTCTTCCTCTTCCTTGGCTTCTTTCAGGTCGTCAATTAGAAATCTTATGAACCCGTTGAATTGTTTATCTGTCATTCCCATTTGTTCCATGTGTTCTCCTTTCTCCAGCTTGCCACTGGTAACTTGTAAGCTTGTTCCTTACAAGTATTATTATAGTCTATTATCGTGTATATGTCAACAGTCTATTATCGTATATTTTACTTTCTTTTATATTCCATTATATCCGACGGTTGACAGTTTAACAACTTGCATAGATTGCATATAACTTCACAAGTTACATTTTCGTTTTTGGTTAGCTTTGCAACCGTATTGGAATGTATTCCGTTATTTTTAAGCCATTGCTTATTAAGCTCTTTCTTTTCTAATATTCCCCAGAGTTTCGAGAAATCAATAAAACCATTATCACCATAATTAGCCACGTTCAACACCTTCTTTCTATAAATATATGATAATAGATTTTACAAAATTAGTCAACGTCTATTTTCTTGTACTATTTTCACAATTTCAGCATTGCCTTAAACGTCTATTTTTGTGTATTATATCAATTTACTTTACGTCTATTATCGTGTATTATATAACCATAGAAACGAGATAGCAAATCACTCACAGGAGGATATAGAAATGAAAGAAGCAGAAAGAAAGTTATATGAAAAAGGTTACTACTTATCAAACCAGTTTGACGGATTCGGAACAGTTCCAAACGAATACGAACTAGCAGACAGGAACGGAAATACAGTAATTGACCACTTGACAGAAGCTCAGGTCATCGCACTGGCAGAAATGTTATAAGGAGGAAACGAACATGAAGAAAATGATAATTATAATCTTGTTCGTGGCAGAGCTTAGCAGCTGGGCTACTCGCTCATACATGATTCGCACAGCTGAGCCGGATACATCTTGCAGAATCACATGGCAAGGTGAAACACACGAATATGAATAGTCGAAACGCTCCAGCGTGGAGCGTCCACCGCGGGACGGTCTCCCGGTGCTGACGATGACAGACCAGAAAGGAGAAAAGAACCATGACAAATAGAGAGTTATCACAGGCAATTAGAAAAGACCTGAAAGAACATGGAGTCACAAGTAAAGACGTATCTGTAAGGGTTCGCGATGCGCTATATGATACATCCGTAAATATTACTATCAAGAATCCGCTTATAAGAGAAACGGACGTTGAAAGCATCACCAGAAAATATAGTAAAGTTGACTATGACCAGAGATCAATGGAAATCCTGGCAGGTTGCAACGTGTACGTTCATTGCGAATATGCTTATGGAATTTTTGATGATGTATCAGCTCCGCTTATTCCAATAGCTGAAAAGGTATTTAATAACGAAAAATACAACGGCCGGAAAATTGCGGAAAATGAAGAAGTAGAAATACACATGATAAAAATGAATGAAGTGGAAAGCCGTTTATATGAATTCAAGAAAAGCGACAAACACCACAGCGCAATCAATGGCTATATCATTCGTAGCCCGAAAAGCCTTGCTATTGCAATGTGGCGCTTCAAAAATTTACATACAATCTACGCATAATCACCGCTGACAGCGTACCGGGGAGCATTGCCCCGGAGCGGTTTTTTAATTCCTGGCCCCCAGGGAGAAGGGGAGAAAGAAAAAAAATGAAAAATTTTGAATTATTTATGGCTTGCCTGGGGAACGGGATCACCGTATGCAACAAGGCGGTAGAAGAAAATGGAGATTATAAGAAAGTCGCTCACATTGCAGAATGCGGAAAAATTACATGGTATGCTAATTCCGCAGATATTCCGGGTAGCGCACTTTTGAGAATCGAACATGACGCGGACGCAATGAACGCAAACTGGGAAAAATGGCTTGACTCTATGCCGGAGTCGCAGCAATACGAAAAATTATTAGATTGTGTTCCAGTAAACGTAATGCTCTACGCTATGGATTTAGGCGGAGGCATCCGAAGAAAAATAGAATACCTGAAAAAAGTATGCTATGAAAAATCATATTTTTAACAAAAATCGAAAGGTGGCGTTAATATGTGGCGTGTAGATTGGTTTGGGAACTCTTCGGAGTTCTCAAGAATTTTTGAAACTGAGGAAGAAGCAGAGAAATTTTACAATTCTTTGATTGCTCGAAACAAGAAAATATATAGCATTTAGCCGGATAACTTCCGGCTTTTAGTGCTTCCATGATAAAGCTATTTACAGACAGAAATATTGATGCTATGATACAAGCGTATATATTCGATTTTAAGACGTTTTGCGCGTACTCAATAGAATTATGCCTTGCGCTATTACAAGCCAATACAGACAGAAATAGACGTGTACAGAGTTATTCTATACATCATACACCAGAACAGAATTATCAGAAAAAGGACGCTAGAATGAACAATTTTTCCAGCGTCCAGATTTTTGACCTTTTTATTTTGGGGTGACATCTTTTTTTTGACGAAAAATTTCGGCTCAAAAATTTGCCCTAAAAACGCGCCCTAAAAACGCGCCGATTCTAGAATTTTTTTCAGAATTTTTTATGCAACCGCTCCATATTTCCGAACAACTCCACGTCCGTATTTGTAAGCACATGGCCTACAGAGCGGTCGAAATGCAACAAGCCCGTTATCTTTTCCTTTGGTGATACGGAATGTTGCTGTGTATGGCATAATCTTGATTCCTGGAACATGAGATTTCATATCCCGTCCACAACACCAGCATTTATACTCACGTCCATTTAATTCATGGATTTCTTTACTGTAATCTTTTAAAATCCCACCATACCGAAAAGGCTTATCTGTCAGTGTATTCTTTCCTTTCATGTGATTTCTCCTTTTCTTCATCAATCCTCATAATTCATTACAATTGTAATTACTTTTACAAGCACTTTCTGAATCTGGTCGTAAATGTGGTGGTCATCGCTGCCGAAGTGAGCATACAGCCTTGCATCTTCTTTTCCTCTGTCATAACAATCTTCCATGAACTCAAACTCTTTTGTTCTGCTTAGCCAAATTCATTGAGATTTGAGTAACAAGCGCTGATTTACCAACTGCCGGACGCGCTGCAACAACAATCATATCTCCACCTTCCAGTCCGCCAAGAGCATCGTCCAGTCTGTCAAATCCTGTATACAACGGCTCAACTTCCGGTTCCTTGAAATACTTGCCCTGTTCTTCATCGACCACATCTTTGAGCGGTCGAATCTTTACAGTGTCGTTCGCTTTTAGGGCTTCCAGTTCTTGCATCAATTCGCCGATTTGATTATCAATCGTTCCAGCATTCAATACTGTCTGCGATAATGTTTTATTCAAACGCCTAGTCTTGTAATCAGCCACCAGTGCATTCGCGTAATTGCGAATCTTGTAAGCGTGAACATCTGGCATGATACCCTTAAGTTCTTCCACAATGTATTCCAGTGGCAGATTATCACTCTGCACTTTTTGAGCAATCTCAATCATGGAAATCTGCCGACCAGTATCATATGCTCGTAAAATTTCAACATACATGCTTTGGCAAAATGGATTGGCAAACATTTCCGGCTTCACCTGTTCGTATATTGTGCTCAAGGAATCGGGATCCACTAAAATCGCACATACAACTGACTTTTCAACCATATCACTCATCTGTCTGACGCTCCTCTTCTAAGTAATCAAGGAGTGATGCTTAATTCTCCTTTCTACATAATTGATATTCGACACATAATCACAAAGGCTGTAGCCAGTGCCAGTATTCCAATGACAAGTATCATACTTTTATATGTAAGGACCTCATGCTCTCTTTCAAGCCGATGTACTCTGCGCCGTTTCTCCAGTGGCGTATCTGGTCTCAGTTCTACGTACTCCATTCTGTCTCCTTTCCTGTTTCTTTGTCTGCGGTTTATAATCAATACATGGATATTCACGGCTACGTTCCATGCAGTGATTTTTCATACTGCAAGTGCTACAACTTATCTCCGCTTCAATCATCCGGCAATCCTCTCTTTCTTCGGAAGCTGTGAAACCATAAGAGATAAGTCGAGCTTTTCTTGATTTTTGATTGCCTTATTCAAGTCATCAACAGTATTGATTCCAAGTTTCTTCAACTCAGCTTCGATTCTTTTGAGTTTTTCGTCCATAAAGCTTTCCCTTTCTGTGGTATAATGAATAAAAACGTTTGCGAGGTACCGTCATGTCAAAAGAAGAATTAGTTATCCTTAAATACATCAATGAATACAAACAACTTTCAACTCAACAGATTTATGACCATTTTCATAAAATCAATAAATTCAAAAGTCTGTTTTTCCGAAAACGCTC